AGAACAAGGATTACGAGATGGTGATGTCTGTCTCTGCGATCAATGCTCTGATTGATAAGTTCAAGGGGTTCAAGACTAGTAATCTCCCTGTTGCAGTGGACCTTGAGACTACAGGCTTTGAGTTCAACCGTGACCGCATCAGGACTATGGGGATCAGCTTCCGAGATCCACAGACGAACGAGAAGGAGACCTATGTTCTTCTGAGTCCTGACGAGTTAGGCAAAGATGGTTATAGAAATCCTTTTATGGAGTTTGTGGATTACTTTCTCACTTCACCTAAGTTCAAGAAAGTCTTCCATAACGCCAAGTTCGACTTGAAGTTCCTGTTCCATTTGCTCTATAAGGACAAGAGGCTTGCTTCGATGCACGCTGTAACCAACGTGGCCTGCACGAAGAACATGGCAAAATTCGTAGACGAGAACAAGCCGAATAGCCTTTCCGATCTAGTGAAGGAATTCTTCGGGGTCGTATTCAATGCTAACTAAAGATGGAAGCAAGACAGACTTCGCAAACATGCCGATCGAGGAAGTCGCCCAAGGCAATGCGCTGGATGTCTTCTATACTCTCGATCTTTACTACCTTCTGGAGGAGAGTCTCTCTGAACACTTCCTCAACTTCCACTCGCAGGTTATCGAGCCGCTCAANTCGTATCTGGCGCTACAAACTTACAACGGCATCGTCATCGACACGACCAAGCTGGCGGACATGGAGAGCAGCCTCACGGAGAAGAAACAAGAGGCTCTAGATCGGATCTTCACCATCTACCCAGAAGGTAAAAACATTAATAGTTCAAAAGACTTGAGGGAGTTTCTCTACTGTGACGAGCAGATCAACCCAGTAGAAGGCTCTTTCAATGTCTTTTGGCCGGAAACAACACCCAAAGGTGCTCCATCCACGAACGCAGATAGTCTGTCGTTCCTACTCAAAGAAGTGAAGAAAGAACTAGCGGAGAGGGGACATGAGTAGAAAAAACTGGAAGGAGAAGGAACGGTTAGAGGAGCTTTGTCGCTTCTCCATCGAGAAGTTGCCCACATCGGAGTTGCTCCGGTTTGAGACCTTTCTCTCTAACCTCCTTGCATACAAGAAGCTCGACAAGCTCGATACGACCTTCGTGAAGGGTCCAAAGCGAGTTATTGAGAACTTCGGTCCCAAGGTCCATTGCGACTTCAACATCGACGGAACGGTGACAGGACGTTTGTCTTGCTCAACTTATTACGGAAACAATCGTCAGCCTATGGGTGTGTCTTTTCACACCTTACCTAATAAGGACAAGAAGCTAGACGTAAACATCCGTAACATCTACTCCGTTGACCGACCCAATCAGCGATTCATTACCGCTGACTATTCAACAATGGAGTTGCGAGTCCTGGCCCACCTTGCTGATGTGCGTGAGATGAAGCACGCATTCAACACGGGCCTGGACTTGCACTCTCACACTGCATCCCTGATCTTTGAGAAGAACATAGAAGATGTGCAATCCGACGAGAGATCACAGGCCAAGACTGCTAACTTCCTTATTGTATATGGTGGTGGGGCCTCAAACCTGTCAGAAGTTGTCGGTATCTCTATCAAGAGGGCGCAACACGTTATTGACAAGCATAAAGAAGTCTATCACGAGATTCACAGACTTATGCTTGAGACTGAAGAGAAGGTTCGACATTTCAAGTATGTGGAGAACCCTTTTGGTCGTAGACGGCATCTTCCTGACATTGATAGTCCTGATAGTGGGATGCAGCATCGTGTTCTACGTCAGGCGTTTAATATGATCATTCAGAGCACGGCATCTGATATCCTGCTGTGTGCTGATGCCTCTTTGATGAACGAGATCAAGTATCATAAGTATGATGACCGAGTCCGCATTGCAGCTAATGTGCATGACTCGATGGAAGTGATTTGCGATGAAGAGATCTCCGAGTCTGTATGTCACATGGTTATCAATGCCATGAAGATTAACCCTGTAGCCAAGAAGCTGATCGGAGACTTCTCTGTGCCTTTTGAGGTAGAGCTAGAAGTAGGTAACACGTTCGGGGATGGTATCCCTATGGAGGAATATTATGACTAAGATTCAAGTAGAACTTCAGGATACGATGGGTAGCGATCGAGCAATCGCCGAAGCTGCCTGGACATCTTCGAAGGACAACCAAAACCGCCTAGATCGCCCAGAAAAGGATGTAGGTCGAGTAGTAAATATGCTCGCGGACTACAAGCATTCTGTGCCCTTCGAGAGCGTAATCTTTCGATTCTGGATTCGGATGCCTATCGCTATCGACAGGCAGTTCATGACTCACAGGATTGCTTCTCATAGCGGCATGAGCGGAAGGTATAGAACTATGCCCTCCGACTTCTATGAGATCCCACAAGATGTTTTCGACATCTTGGTAGATGTTCCTGATGGCTCTAAGAGAATCGAGGAATACAAGAGTCTGTGTGTTGCCTCGAATATGTGGTATCAGGAGACAATCATTAAGCTCAGGAAGAGCAGAGATGACGGTCTAATCAACGGTCTTCAGTTTAAGAGGGTCCGCGAGTTCTTCCGAGGTGTCCTACCTCAACACAACATGACCGAACGAGTGACAATTATGAATCTTCGCTCCTGGGCTAACTTCTACAAGCTCCGCTCCAAGAACGACGCACAGCCGGAGATTCAGGAAGTTGCTAGGTTGATGCGAGAAGAGATCATCAAAGTTGGTGTCTGCCCTATTGCATTAGAAGCTCTTGAAAGGAATCACTGGTCTATATAAGGAGGTTCTTATGAGGTTTGATATGGCAAGTCCTAAGATTAATTACGATAAACTAACGAGTATTCACAAGAGACTACTAGATAACGAAATTGTATCTGTAGACGCAGGCTGGAGAGTATTCCAAATAAATCTAGCAAAACATTTATATGAGGGGCTGGATAAGTGCCACGGAGTTACAGACTTCGATGCTGCCTCCATCACCCTAGATGTTGATGTATCTGACGATTTGGCATATGAAACTCTGATTCATGAGATTACCCATGTAATTCTAGAAACAGTCGGCTGCGGCGATGATTATGGAGAACAAAAAGACTTAGTCATCTCCAATGAGAAACTAACCACCCTCACCAGCAGAGGATTAATTATGTTCATGACACTAAATCCGAAACTGTTTCAGCTATTATTAGATGGGCCGCTATGAACAAGATCCTCGTCTTCGGAGACTTGCACCTCAAGTATTGGAATAAGTTCCAAATCCAAGCACAAACTAATTGTGTCTTGAATACTTGGGAGAAGTATAAACCAAAGTATACTATTTTCCTAGGTGATGTCTTCGAGGACAGGAAGCCCAATCCAAAGACCATTCGAGAAGTCTATAGACTGTTTCAGTCTTTAGATATCCGGTTGGAGGAGACTGATAGTCGTTGCTTTATCATTCGTGGTAATCACGACACTGATAGCAAGACTAACAACACTTCTGAGATGTGTAGTGTCTTGGAGGTGATTGATCAGATCTCAAATCGAATTACTTTTGTAAAAGACATTGAGGTCGTAAATCTAGAGCCTAGCTACAAAGCTGCGATGATTGCTCACTTTGAGGATGAGCAAATGATCAAGGATCGCCTAGAGAAGTCTAAGCGATGCGATATGATTCTAGGACATTTTGGCTTTGATGGATGTCTCAATAGAGAGACCTACGATTTCAGTATTGGACTTGACGAGTTCCAGTCCCGAGCTATGCTAGGTCACATCCATAAGCATGAGCACTACAAGAATTCTGATGGACATGATATCCATCTTCTAGGAACTCCATACTCTGTGTCTTGGCATGATAAGCATAGTGACTACTATGTATCTCTTATCGACACCACGACAAAAGAGGTGGAGTTCGAAAAAGTTAGTGGCGGTATTCGGCACGTCACGATCAACGATTATGAGATTAACTCGTGGATGAAGAAAGCCGAGAAAGATAAATTCTACTGCATTCGAGTCATGCTTGACCCTCTAAACGAGAAGCAGTATGAAGAAGCGATTGAGAAGCTAAGAAAGAAGTTTACGGAAAAGAAAGGAACCATCGACTTCCGCTTCCGACCTATTGTCACAAAGAAGCGAGAAGAGATGTTCACTGTAGAAGATCCTACAGATTATTTGAGTGACGAAGTTATCACGGAGTATATCAAGTCCACAGGGACCGAACTCCAGAAAGAAGATCTGATGCGGACGCTGAAGGAGATTACGAAAGATGAAAGTTAAGAGCATCAAGATCAAAAACTTCTATTCCTACGAAGAAGCAGAACTGAACTTCGAGGAGTTAGATAACCTAATCTACGTTGATGGTAAGAACAAGGATGCTGGAGGCTCAAATGGCTCTGGTAAGTCGTCTTTGTTCGAAGCCGTGGTCTGGGGCCTTACAGGCAAGACTATCCGTAAAAGCATAGAGGATGCGGTTGTTAATTTTAATAACACCGATTCCTGCGTTGTAGACTTGGAAGTGGATGACTACCGAATCATTCGAGGAAAACGACCCTCCAAGCTACAACTGTTCTACCGTGACGAGGAGATCACTAAGGAGTCTCAACGTGTCACTCAAGAGTTCTTAGAGAAGCAGTTAGGCTTTACCTACAAGTCGATCGTATCGACAATGGTATATGGCCAGAACTCACCTACAGAATTTCTTGGGGCGACAAAGGATGAGAAGCGTGCTATTATCAAGCACTACTTAGATCTAGATGATGTCTTCCGTTACAGAGACCGCTCCAAGGCTTCAAAGCTAGATATCTCTAGAGAGATCAAAGCACACGAGACTTTGATCACAAAGCTAGAGACTAGCATACAGGGCTTACAGCAAGATCTTGGCACAGACGTAAACGAGCCTGTGTATGATCTATCTGTAATTCAGAAGCTTGAGTCGAAGGTCTCAGAAGCTCAGGTAGAAGCAAGATCAATCAAGCAGGAAGTAGCATTCTTAAAATCCACCCTCTCCCCAGCAGGCGAGGTGGGCACATGTAATACGTGTGGACAGAAGATTCCAGAAGAGGACCTTGAGAAAGTCAAGGATGAAAGAGAGCAGACTGAAGAAAGAATTGAAAAGCTGCAAGAGAAATTAGAGGAGTGCCATAAGGTAATTGACAGCACGAACATTCCGATTAGTTCATCGGACCTTGTTCAGTCTATGAAGGCATTCAAGGATCTATCAGATAAAGAACAACTGCAATATAAGATTACCGAGAAGACTGAACAAATAGAAGAGCTGAAAAGTGAGCTAGGTTCTTTAAAACTTACGTATGAATTATATAAGTTTTGGGAATCAGGATTTTCAGAGAAGGGTTTGATTCGTTATATCATTAGGAGTATCCTAAATAAGTTTAACGAAATTGCAAATCACTACTTGAAAGTTCTCACAAATGAAAAATTTTCTATCTATTTTGATGATCAGTTAGAAGAAACTATCTTTTATAACAACAAGATAGTTCATTATATTTCTCTGTCAGGCGGCGAGAAAAACCGTGTAGACTTGGCTATAATGCTAGCCTTGCAACAGATTCCCGCGCTCCTCCAGAAGCAAACAATAGATATAATTTTGTTTGATGAAATTGGTGGATTTTTAGATGACGAAGGAATCGAAGCGTTATACATACTACTTAGAGAATTGAATGAAACTAAGAAGTTATTCATCATAACGCATAATTCGACTCTTAAAAATAAATTACGGGATTGTTGCAAGTTGACGATTATCAAGAAGGATGAATCGTCAAGAATTCAAATAGACAAAGGATACGACGGCTGATGTTTACACCTAACGATTTTGGTCAGATGATTTTTGACATGAAGTATGCTGCTCCAGGAGAAAAGACTTGGCAGCAACGATGCAAAGTAGTAGCAGATCACATTTCCTCATGTGAGAATGAGGAGAACCGACCAAAAGTAAGAGACCGCTTCTACAAGGCTCTATCAGATGGGGATCTAATTCCTGGTGGTAGAATCCTTTTTGGTTCAGGACGCGCTCGTTACAATCTGCTGAACTGCTACGTCATTGTTCCTGAAGACTCTGTTGCCTCTATCGGCAAGACGATTCAGGACATGTATAAGATCTCTTGTGCAGGTGGCGGCATCGGATTTAACTTCTCAAAGATCCGACCAAAGGGTGACGATATTCAAAACATCAAGCACTCAGCCCCTGGTTCTGTCTCGGTCATGAAGATGATCAATGAGATCGGTAACCACGTTCGTGCAGGCAAGAACCGCAGAACGGCGCTGATGGGTATTCTTGATGTTACTCACCCAGACATCCTTGAATTCCTTCACGTTAAGCTAGACCTTAACCAGTTAGAGAATTTCAACATCTCTGTCGGTATCACTGATCGCTTCATTGAGGCATGTGAGAATGGTGAGGATTGGCATTTCACGTTCCACAACCGTAAGTATTACATCTTTGTCGGTGATCGTGTTTCACCAAAGCTAGACGAGAACGGTGTTGATACTGGTGAGAAGATCACGACCAAGGTCCGCGTAGTCGCGACTTCAGAAGAAGATGCTCTCGAACGTGCAAAGCAGCACTATCTCAACGACTTCCGTGACCAGTTCGAGAACTTCGAGCTTCGTCCTCTGAAGGCAATGGAACTGTTCGCACAGATCTGGGATAATGCAGTTAAGTCTGGCGATCCTGGTATCTTCAACGTCAGCAAGGCCAACAGCTACACCAATGTTGGTTACTTTGAAGAAATGAGTGCAACTAACCCGTGTGGGGAGATTCCTCTTCCTTCATACGGCAACTGCTGCCTTGGTCACGTCAACCTAGCTAACATGGTTGATGAGAATGGCGAGTTCAATTGGAAGCGTTTCGCTGCTGCTGTTCGTGCAGGTATTCGTTTCCTTGATAACGTCCTTGATGTAAACACGTATCCTGTCCAGGAGACTCGTGAGGTCGCGCACAAGTCTCGTCGTATCGGTCTTGGTATCCTTGGTTATCACTACATGCTAATCAAGCTCGGTATCAAGTATGGCTCTGAGCGTTGCTTGGAGTTCACCGAACGTCTGGCTCAGACCTACCGTGACGAGGCATACAAGACTTCTGTTTACCTCGCCAAGGAGAAGGGATCTTTCGCTGCATTCGATGCTAAGAAGTTCCTCGATCAGGGTTTCGCCAAGACTCTTCCTGCACGTATTCGCTTCCTCATCAAGAAGTATGGTATCCGTAATGCAGTCATGCTAACGTCTGCACCTACCGGAACCACGTCAATTGTTCTTGGTGTGTCTTCTGGTATCGAGCCCATCTTCGCTCCTATGTATTTCCGTCGATTCCGTAAGGCTAATACATGGGCACAGGAAGTTGTTCTTGATCCTCTCTTCAAGGAGTATCTCGAAGCACGTAAGCCTCTTGAGCATTTCGTTGGTGCATATGATGTCACTCCCGAAGAGCACATGGCAGTTCAAGCTGTATGGCAACGCTACATCGACTCAGCTATCTCAAAGACCATCAACCTTCCAGAGGAAGCAAAAGCAGCCGATCTAGTCTCTGACGCCCTGAACTACATGCCAGAACTCAAGGGTCTGACTGTTTACCGTGCAGGCTCAAAGGGCAACGAACCTCTGCAAGCTATTCCTACGACTGCTGAGAACATCCGTAAGTATGGCTTTACCTCTGATAGTGCTGAGAATGCAAGTGCTGAGGTATGCAAGATTGGGGGCGACTGCGGCTGATGGCTACTTACCAAATAGAATGCGAGCCTTGTGAGATCTATTGGGAGGTTGAAAGGTCTATGGACAAACCTCCCAAGAAAGCCAAATGTCCGCAGTGCGGAAAGATGGGAAATCGGTGCTGGACTACCCCTGGATTTATTTTCCAGGGGATGGACTTTGAAACTAATCGAGCCCAAGCGGAACGTTACGGTAAATATGGGATGGACAAGGATACAGCTAACCAATTTCTTAATGACTCCATTAAATTGTCTAAAGACCGAATGCAGGATGGAAAACAAAGTTACAAAGACATGGTCTTAGATGCTGAATATGCAATGAACTCTGGCATGGTTAAGAAAGTGGATAAATTTGATAAGCAAAAAGCCAAAGCAGAAACAGCAAAAACTTTAGTTTCAGAAGCCGAAAAAAGACTAGGAAAAAAGTAACCCAAAACGTATATAATCAGGTATGAGCTACAAGTTCCCCGAGAATATTCAGCGAGGCATTCTCAACCTCGCCAAGAGCGAACAACATTTTATTGTTCAGACACAAAATATCATTCAGTCTGAATACTTTGAATCTCAGATTCATCAACTAATCTACGAGACTTCATTAGACTACTTCCGCAAGTTCCACAAGCTGCCCAATGATGATGTCATTGTTGAACAGCTAACTACAAAGGCTAATGCAAAGAACATCAGCCTTTCAGAGATTCGCGACGAGCTAGATGAGATTGCAGCTCTTGACGAGACTTACCGAGATAACCCAGATTATTATCTCGATATCACTGAGTCTTTCGCCAAGCGTGAATCACTCAAGGATGCTATTCGAGACTCCATCGAGTTAATCGAGCAAGAGCGACTAGAGGAAGTCGAAGACATTGTTCGTAAGGCTCTGCTGGTTTCTCGACATGTAGATATCGGTAAGGAATACTTTTCGACGATGGTCGATCGGTATAAAAACCGTGATGATGGCAATGTCATCAAGTATCCGACTGTTCTCAAGTCTATTACTGCTAACCTAGAAGGTGGTAACTCACCAAAGGAACTATGCTATGTAGTGGCTCCTCCTGGTGTCGGTAAGTCCTTGTATCTGGTCAATCAGGCAGTGACTACCATGATGCAGAACAAGAAGGCTCTATACATCTCTCTTGAGATGAGTGAAGAGAAGGTAGCTGCACGTTTCGACTCTGTGATCTCTCGTATCCCTAGCGTAGATCTCAAGGGTCCTACTGCTGCTGTAGGGCTTAAGCAAACTCTTGGTAAGTTCAAGAAGCACTTCCCTGAGAGTGGTCTGATCATCAAGGAGTTCCCAACCGGAGCAGCCAATGTTCAAACCATCAGGACCCTTCTCTATAATCTCAAGAATATGGAGAACTTCGAGCCTGATGTCATCTTCGTAGACTACCTGGAACTCCTTCGACCAGTCCGCACGATCGACTCCGAATATGCTGCCCAGCAGAGAATCGCTGAGGAGCTACGAGGATTGGCTGTAGAACACGAGGTTCTGGTCTGGACTGCGACACAGCCTAACCGCGACGGGAAGAAGGTGCCTATCATTACGGACGCACAGCTAGGCGACTCATACGGCAAGATCCGCGTAGCCGACTTTGCCATCAGCCTTAATCAGACTGATGCAGAGTATGAGGAAGGCAAGGCTCGTGTCTATGTTATGAAGGCGAGAGACGCAAAGCAGCGTTACATTGTCATGATGGATATTGATTACTCTACCCTGGTCATGAAACAATCTGCTCATGCAGAAGTAGTTACAGACATGGAAGATATCAAGAATAAATTGGAGCAGATGAACGCAGGGTAAGATTATGAATCCATCACTATTTTTTTACAATCTAACTTTAGATGACATCCGCAAGGATAACCTAAAGAACATCATCTCACACATTGCTGCTGTAGACGACTCAGGTCTAGAGGTAGCCTTGAGTCTTCTTCCCCCCATTTACGGTTATCTTGCTTGCCTTCTCAGCGAAGCAAAAGAGAAGATGGATCTAGCCGAACTAGAGTTAGAAGAGAAAGAAGCTAGACTCCGTAAAGATATTCGTGAGTCTATGAAGAAGCAGGGAGCAAAGATCACAGAAAAGACTCTAGATGCTGAGGTGATCTGCTCTGCTGAATATATCGAAAGAAAAGTTGAATTCATCGAAGCAACTACTAAATATAATACTATGAGAAACCTATTGACCACCATCGAATACAAGAAGGACATGGTCATTCAGATTTCCGCAAACACAAGAAACGAGAAAAAACTGTATACAGCTTGAAAACCACGAGCTAGGTGTGCTATAATCCTAGCTCAACACGAACACACTAAGGAGACGACATGGTATCACTAGATTATTTACGTAAGAAGCACCAAGAACTTCGTGGGGAAACCCAGAACAACAACGAGTTCCTGGAGAAGTATCTCCAACTCAAGGTTGGCCCTAACGATGTTCGCATCCTGCCTGGAGGCGACGAGCAGGAGCGTTTCTTCGCTGAGACGAAGATCCACAGAATCCCTACTGGCAATTCTGTCCGCAATGTCCACTGCCTCAAGACGCACAACAAGCCTTGCCCGATGTGCGACGCATACTTCGCTATTTGGAAGATGCACAACGCCCTGAACCTGCCCAAGGGTCAGCGCAGCAAGTTCTCGGAGATGGCTATGAAGATCAAGCCACAGCCGAGGTTCTACATGAATGCTCTTTCTCGTGAGACTGACGAGGTAAAGATTCTTTCTGTCGGTAAGAAGCTGATGGACAAGATCATTGCTGACCTCCTCGAACTCGACGAGAGTGGAATCTTCATGCTTGATCCTGAGTCGGGTCACGACTTCAAGATTGAGAAGTCCATGAATGGGGAATACCCCGACTACAGCAAGTCCTCCGTCAAGCTCAAGGCTAGCCCTCTCGGCTCTGCTAAGGTAATTGCGAGCTTCCGTAGTCAGCTTCATGATATTCAAGGTCTGGTCAAGGAAGAAGATCTGGATGAAGTGAAGCAGATGGCAGATGAGTATATGGCAATCGTCACGGGCGCTTCTGTGCGTGTTGAGAGCCATGATGAGGAAGAGGATAATCCCTACCTCAAATCCCTGAATTCAGGTGAGGATGACTGATGATGACAGCAATCAAGCTCCTGCTACAGAGCAGGAAGTTTCTAATGGGTGTGGCAGGTGTGTTAGCTGTAGTTGCAAACGACCTGCTAGGCAAG